AAAGTGATCGGCTCGGGCCCAGCAGGTCTGCCGGTACTGCGTCAGATTCTTAGCATTGTTGCAACCGTGCTTGGCTCAAAGATCATCGTGATGGGTGGCCGTCCGTCAAGCCTTGAGATCGGTGGCGCGTTGTATCCCTGCTACGACCTTGATTGCGCTATTCAAGCCCAGACTTCGTAATCCACAACTAAGCAACACAAATCATCTACTATCAGAACATAACCTAAGGAGCATTTATGGCCAGTAGCACTTACCTCTCGAACCCAGTCCTCACAATTAACAGCGTTGATTTGACCGACATGTGCAGCGCAGCAACATTGACCTATTTGGTTGAAGCGCTTGAAGACACCGCGTTTGGCACTAACTCACGCAGTTACACCGCAGGCCTTGTCAACAACGAAGTGACATTGACGATGTACGCGTCGTTTGCAGCAACCGAAACTTACGCAACCTTGTTCCCGTTGGTTGGCACTAAGACCAACATCACATTAACCCCAGCGTCAGGTGCAGAGTCAGCAACTAACCCAAAGTTTATTTTGACTGGTTGTTACCTTGAGTCGTTGCCAGTTATCAACGCATCCCTTGGCGAGTTGTCAACGTATGACCTCACGTTTATGGGTGGCGCGCTAACGCTTGACACGACCGCACCATAATCACGGCTCCAAGCCGACATAGGAGAAACATGAAAATCAAGTTGCAGTTAAAGCGCACGCCCGACAGCGCGCCAGAGTATTACTACACAAACCTGTTTGTGGTCACCGAGTGGGAGAGACTCGAGCGCCGCAACATCCAGCAACTATCAACTCAACCGCTGTACAGCGATTACTGCTGTTGGATGCACACAATTTTGAAACTTAAAGGCGAACAAATCGGTGATAGTTGGCGTGAGTGGATTAGTAAGAACCCAGAGCTGGAGATTATGCCGGTATTGGATGAGACTGATCCAAACCCTACGGACGCGGCACCTACCGTCGCCAACTAGCAGAGATTTTGGTCGCGGTCGGTTGGTGGCCTAGCGACATTGTGTTTGACGCTCGAGATATAGCAACGGTCATTAAAGTGCTTAACGAGGCAAACAAAAAACGGAGATAACGTGGCGGAAGTATCGGCAAGGGTTGAGGTAGTCGGGCTTAAGGATGCCTTGAAGACCCTTAACAAGATTGACAAATCGTTGCGCCGAGAAATTACCAAGGACTATAAAAAGATTGTCCAGCCTGTTATTGACGATGCAAACAAACTTGTGCCTACTGGCGTCCCGTTATCTGGTATGGCGCGCAATTGGCAAACCCGATCAGGGTTCCAGATATTGCCGTGGATACCTGGCATGAAACAAAAGATCGCTGCCAAGATCAATACTCGAGCGATCAAGGAATACAGCGGAAACAAAACCAATGTGGGCACCTTTGCCATCCAATGGAAAGGCGCGACTGGCACAATGTTTGACACATCCATGTCTGGGTCATTAGGGCGCGCGTTAACTGCACGCTATGGCAGTCGTTCGCGAGTAATGTGGAAAGCGTACGAGCAACGCCAAAACAATGTCATGTCCGAGATGGAGCAACTGGTCAAGCGCGTCATGGATGAAGCAAACAGAGGAACCGCGTAATGGCAATCAATATCCCGATCATTTCAGAGTTTGACGGCAAAGGGATTAAGAAGGCTATTGCCCAATTTAAGCAACTGGAAACAACATCGGAAAAAGCCCAGTTTGCAATTAAGAAAGCGGCGGTGCCGGCAGCTGCCGCGCTTGGCGGATTGGCGTTAGCGCTTGGTGACGCAACCAAGGCTGCAATGGAAGATCAGCAAGAGCAGGCGGCGTTAGCGCTTACTTTGCAAAATGTGACTGGCGCGGGTGCTGCACAAACCGCACAAATTGAAGATCAGATCAGCGCAATGAGTCGAGCGTCTGGCATTGCGGACACCGAGTATCGCAAGAGCCTTGAAGCTTTAGTGCGCGGAACAAAAGATGTTGACCTTGCCATGAAAGACATGAACCTTGTCATGGACATAAGCACAGCGCTCCAGATGGACAGCGGAACTGTTGCAGATGCACTCGCCAAGGCATACCAGGGCAACTTTAAGGCGCTGCGATCATTGACCCCAGAGATGGCAACAATGATTAAAGAAGGCGCAAGCCTTAACGAAGTCATGGACGTGCTGGGTGGAACATTTGGCGGAGCAACCGCTAACAGCGCCGAAACCGCAGCAGGCAAAATGAAAATCTTGTCTAACTCAATCGGCGAAACCAAAGAGTCAATCGGCGCCGCGCTCTTGCCAGTAGTCGAGGCCGTGCTTCCGATACTTAATAAGTTTGCTATGTGGGCTCAAGACAACCCAGAAGCGTTTTTAGCCATCGCTGGCGCAATCGCAGCAGTAGCCGCCGCAATTGTTGTCACCAACATTGCCATGGCGCTCAACCCGTTTGCCCTAATCGCTGCCGGCATCGCATTGCTGATTGTGGCGCTCGTGACCGCATACAACAAGTTTGAATGGTTCCGTGACGGCATCAAACTAATCGTTAACACCGTTATTGGGTTTTTTGCTGGCATGGTCAACGCAGCAATCGGCGCGGTTAACGCAATCGTGAGCGCGTACAACTCAATTCCGTTGTTGCCTGATTTGCCTAAGGTGCCGAACTTGCCTGTGCCACAAATTGGCGGAACACCAACACAAGCTGCAGGTCGTTTAGGTCTGCCACGTATGGCCGAGGGTGGCATTGTGTCAAGTCCTACGCTTGCCTTGATCGGTGAGGCTGGCCCAGAGGCAGTCGTGCCATTAGATCGCATGCAAACAGGCGGCGGAATAACTATCAACGTGACAGGCGGTTTGGCTACAAGCGCCGAGATCGGTGAATCGGTCGTTAATGCTTTGCGCGCCTATTCGCGTTCCGCTGGCCCATTACAATTACAGGTTGCCTAATGCCCGGCACAGCCGTAGTCGAATCAGGCAACTATGACCTGCAGATCGCTACAGGATTTAACGTCAATGCGTTTACTCTTGACGACACAACCAAGGGCGTTTTAGATAACACGATCTATGTGCTAGATGGCAACACAGAGTTTGCCAGCGTCATGGACTCAACGCTCAATGTCAAAGTAAAGCGCGGCAGACGCGACATTGGCGACCAATTCAGCGCCGGCACAATGTCATTTACCATTCAAGACGTGGACGGTATCTTCAACCCGTTTGACGAAAATAGCCCGTATTACGACACAGCCGAAAGTAAGCCAGGTCTTGCACCATTGCGCGCCGTTCAACTTATTCGTTACAGCTCAACGAATGTGCCTGAATCATTGTTTAGCGGTTATGTCGTTAACTATGACTACAACTTTGCTTTGGGTGGAATTGACACCGTAACGGTGTATTGCGCTGACCAGTTCTACTTGCTGTCACAAACCTATTTGGACGAATTAAACGTCACCGCTGAAACATCTGGCGAACGCATTGAAACCGTGCTTGACCTGCCAGAAGTGGATTTCCCTGCAGGCTCTCGAAACATTGCAACAGGAACCGTAAATCTTGGCCATGCTGCGGCCTACACCGTGCCGGCAGGAACAAACGTGCTGCAATACATTACGCAGATCAACGAAACAGCCGAGTTCGGGCGTGTGTTCATGTCACGCGCTGGAGTGTTCACATTTCAAAACCGCATCGGGAACACGCTGTCAGCATCAAAAGCCGATTTCCATGACGACGGCACAAACTACAAATACAACGGCGTGGGCATTTCCTTTGAAGCGGACGCCGTGATCAATAGATCGGTTGTAACAGCGCTAAACGGCAACACGGCCACAGCCAGCGATGCAACCTCTATTGCCACATATTTCATTCAGACAAGCAACATCAGCAACAGCCTGTTGCATGAACAGCCGTCAATTGATACCGCCGCATCATATTTGTTAAACCCTGAACCAGAAGCCCGATACACCAGCGTGGAAACCCAATTTCTGATGTTGACCACAGCCCAGCGCGACACGCTCGCCACACTAGAAATTGGCGACACGATCACCATAGAAAAAACATTCCCTAGCGGTGCCGGCACAACCGAATTGGCGCAAGAGCTCTCGGTTGAGGGCATTGAGCACTATTTGGACTTTGCTACAGGCCACCGCGTGCTGTACTCAACCTCGCCGACCACGATCGTCTTTGAGCTGATCTTGGACGACGCCGTGTATGGCACACTCGACGCAGAAAATGTCTTAGGATAGGAGACACTATGGCTACCCCACCAGTATTTGTTGCAGGACAGGTTCTTACTGCTGCACAGATGAATGCAGTCGGTATGTGGGAAGTAAAATCGGAAACCGCGTTTACTTCATCAACTGTTGTAACTATTGACAACATCTTCACAAGCGATTACCGAAACTATCTGATCAAAATAGTAGGTGGTGGTAGTAGTGCTGGTATTTCATCACAACTTCGTGTGGGTGGTGTCGCGGCTGCAACTAATTACAATGTTCAGGCTGCCGAAATGGCTGCCGCTACAGCATGGACAGTTTATAGAACTTTGTCAGCAACCAATTTTGATACGGGAAGTTTTGGGGCAACTCAAAGCGCAATGGATTTCAACATTTACAATCCTGCGGTTGCAGCACAAACAAACTTTTTATCGACAATTTCATATTCTGGGGCTACCTCCACCGTTCCGGGTTATATTTTGCGAAGCGGAAACCATTCAACCGCTACCGCATATGACGGAATAGCGATTACTTTTACCGCTGCCACTACTGGCACTTACACAGTTTACGGGTACACCAAATGACATACAGAATCAACGACAACGGCATTGACCGAGAAATGACCGAAGAAGAAACAGTTGCCTACGAACTCATTTTGGATGACGTAAAGGCAAAAGCAAAAGAAGCAAAAGCACGCGCAACAGCCAAGCAAGCAGTCATTGACAAACTTGGTTTGACTGCCGACGAAGTTGCCGCGCTCCTGT